AGAGACTGTGCTTTCACGCAAGCGAACTAGCACATCGTTAACAAGTTCTAAGTAAGTCATGTTCTCTGTGACCCTTCAATTTCAAATGTTGCAAGTACAGACATTGTTGCTCCCGCTTCAGAAATAGCACTTATGTAATCACCTTCTTCCATGACAAAATATTGCCCATTTGAGATAAGTGTTAGTGTTGTTCTAGCAGATAAAACTTGCTCACTCACAACTACAATTGTTGTAGCAGTGCTTGCGTCATACCAATTAAAAGAAATATGCTTGCTAGGAGAAGTATTGCAAACGTGCAAGAGTGAACATTTAGCGTAATAGCCAGTAGGCACTGTATACAGCGTAGTAGCCGTATTAGCAGTTAGATTCTTACCGACAGAAACTGGTCTCACTTCTTATTCCTCTTAGAGATAGCTTTGGCTTTCGCCTTTGCGTCTTCCTTGGACGATGCACCCCAAGCATTAAGAGAAAGTAGAAGTCTTGTCGGCTTTCCATCTTTCATCTCAGCCCCAGGCATATTGCCCATTCGTGCTAGAAAGGAGGCCCTTCGAGGGTTATCGCCTGACTTCACTGGCGGCTTTAAATCACCACCAGTTTCGTTATTATAAGATGATCTTCCCTTGGCATTCAACCCCCCTTTTGGGTTTTGTCCAGCTTTTGTTTGCCAAGTTGGAGTCTTCATTTCTTTGGCTTCTTTGCAGTCTTGGCAGCGGCTTTGAAGTCGGCAGCAGTAGGTGCGCCTTTTGCACCAGGCTTTCGCATCTTTTCCTTAGAACCCGCTTCTATGCGTTCTCTCTTTTTTGCGATATTCGCATACAAACCTTGCTTCATTTCTTCCCCTTTGGTTTGGCTTTACCAGCCTCGGACAAAGCAATGGCAATGGCTTGTTTCTGGGAAGTCACTTCTGGCCCTTTCTTTGAGCCAGAGTGCAGTTTTCCCTTGCCAAACTCAGTCATTACTTTGCTGATCTTCTTTTGGGCTTTGGTTTTCATATCAGTACAAAATCTTGGCTGTGATTGTTCCAGAGGTGTACGCTGTGCAATTGGCTCTTAAATAATTTGGAGCATTTGCAATGGTAATGATGCCGTCAGCAGTCAATGCTGTGCCAATGGTTGCATAGGTTGTCCCGTCAAGACTGCCTTGGAGTGCAACAGTAGCTGTTGTGATGCCTACAACTTGCAGAAATGCGGGTTGACCAGAATCAGCTTGGACTGCTTTTGATGCGCCTGTGGCAACAACAGCATTAAGTAGGGTAACGGGAGCAGTTAAAGATGACATTATTTACCCCTTGAAGATTTTTTCATCATGTTGGTAGCAGTGCGACCGCCACGCTCGGGCATACCTCGCATCTTGGGTTTTCCAACTGCAATCATTATTGCCAGAGGCATTGCAGCAGGGGCTTTCTTAGACTTTTGGGTCTTTGAGGGGGTCTTTGAGTTCATCATGGTTTTTCCTTGGTAATAGGGCCGCCAGCTTTCCACGCATCACAAGTACGGGCCGCAGCACAAGTGAATTGAAATAAGTCGCAATAGCCGAGATCAGCGGCTTTAATGAAATTTTCGTCATAAGACAGTCCTTCTTCACCCTTTTCGAGACCTTGTGATATACAAGCCATCATCTTGGGGGTTTGAATAAAGGCAGCGCAGTTTCCACAGCGCATACTTTTGATTGAGTCGGTAGGAGCGTTGTACATCTTGGCTTTCTTGAGCCAGAACGCATCGTTTGCTTCATCTGGATTGGGCGGGCCATATCCAAACTTTTGAAATGTATTGTTTCGGTTCTTCAGATTGACCGAAATGTCTTTGGTTGCGATAGGGCAGACAACGCCTGTGAGTAAGCTCATTTCAGCACCTTTGAAGCAAAGAATGAGATAAAGCCGCCCACAACTGAGGCAATCGCCATGCCGACAAACATACCGCCCTTAGACTTGTTTGCCATCTCAAGCAAAAGCTTAATGTCGTCTCGCATTGCAGAGACTTCTAATTGCAAGGAGGCAACTTGAGCCTCTAACTTGCCAAACTCTCTTGGGTCAATTTCAGACATTTGCTATCTTTCTTGGACGGCCCATCTTCTTGACAGGCACTGGCTGTTTCAAGATCAAAGGCTTGACGGCCTCTTCGGTCTCAACTTCATCAATTCGGACATAACCCTGATGACCCTTCATGCTCTCAATGTCATGGGGCTGGGTAAACGTCACAAAATTACCCGATTGAATGCAGCGATATGTAGCCATAAGATTCCTTAAAAAAGGGGGTTATTAGCCCCCTTTTAAATTAGACCAAGCGAACCACAACGCACTTAATTGTTGTGCTTGCCAAGTCCAAAGTGCCGCCTGATTCGTTTTGAAAACGAATTGAAACAGTATCTGCTGCTGAGACATAAGGCGTGATGGTGATGCCAGATACATCCACGCCCATACTGATGTTCATCACAATGTCGCCTAGCTTTACGCCAGGCACTGTAATGGTGTTTGTCTCACCCACGCCATCAGCTAGTGATGATGCGTTGAGAGTTGCTGTAACTGACCATGTATCGGAGAAAACACCCCGAAACGAATCATTACCTCTGCGAGAAACAACTGCTGTTGCTGCTGCCATAATTTTCTCCTTAATTTAAAAAAACCCCCCCACCCGTAGGTGAGGGGAAATGGCAACTGCTATTAAGCAGGAACTAGAAGAGCGAACATAGATGCAGACTTAGCCGCACCAGTGGACGCTGCCGCACGAAGAATCTGAACACCATAAAGCGTGTCAGATGTGTAGAGAGTTGCTAGGTACTCTTGCTTGTACTGAATTTGCGAGCGAATGCCCACTTGCTCAACCAAGACCATAGAGTCCTTGTGGCCCATCAAGCACACACGGGCTGCTGCACTGCCAGATGCTGTGTCGCAATTGCTTGAGACAAACACTGGAATGCCGTACAGGTTGCCGATCTCACCAGTGCGGATGGTGTTATTAGTACCGCCCACAAAGGCTTGCTCGGTGTAACGTGCCAGACCCATCAACGTGTTACGGCTGGAGGGCGGGATGATGAAAAATCTTCCATCCATAGGCGTGTCGGTATCGTCCATGCGCTGAATGGTTCTGCGAATGGCGGCATCGGTCAAAGCTGACTCATTGTTGCTACCTGCAACATAAGCAGTTGTACCATCACCACCAATGAACGCACCAGTTGCGTAAGCGTTTGTACCTGCACCACCATTGGTTGAGCGACCAAGGTTGATCAAGCTAGTGTCAACTTGCTTGGCAAGGGCGTAACCCGCATCAGCCGTGTAGAACTGACGCAAGCTAGACAAAGCCTGTGCTTCAACAATGTCCTCAATCAAACGTGAATACTCAAAGTGCTGGTCAATTGCAACTTGCACCTCGGACTCAGTAGCCGCAATCAGCGTGACTTGCGTACTTGCAGCCTTGGCTGAAGCTGAACCACGGGTAGGGGCTGGAATGTGAATTACGTCACCTTTCTTGCCCTTGAAGTTCATCTTCATTACAAGGTTCGCAAGAACCAAGTTTTTCTTGTAAGCCGCAACTGTTTCGTCAGACCAAATTTCTGGTATGAACGTAGCCGCTGTGGTTACTGTTACGTTATTAGTTCCTAATCCCATAATATTCTCCTAAATTTATCGTAGAACCCGACCTTCGCTATAGGCCCGCATGATTTCATCTTGCATGGCTGTATATCTGTCAGGATTTGTGTTTAACAAGTTTTGTAGATCAATCGCTCGGTAAGTTTTCTTTGATGATTCCCCACTTCCACCCACATCAACTCCAGCAGCTCTAAGACTCAACTGACGATTGTTTTCTTGTAAAACCTCGCCCTGTTTTGCCCTAGCACCTCTGATTTGCTTGTACGTTGACAACAACTCGTTAGCCGAGTCAAAGTCATAACCCGCATCTGCTGCTTCAAATAGCTTGATACGCACTGGACTAGATTTGATCCAATCTACAAAATTTTGATCTTTTGTAATTTCATCTAAATCAGGATGCGTTGAAGCTAGTTGTTGCTTAATCTGCATTCTCTGCATATTCGCAAACGCTAGTTTTGAGGATTGTACATCTGGATGGTTATCAACTGCCTTTTGAATTGCAGCTTGTGGGTCTTCAAAAAAATCGACCTCTGGCTCAATCTTCCTAGCCGATTGCTGCTTAGATTCAAGGTTCTGCCTGATGAGTTCATCTGCTAATTTGCGAACTTCGCCTATCTCTTGACCTTGGATGCTTAGACGTTTTTCAACCTCTTGGTGCATCTTGGCAACCTCCTCAAGACTTTTCCCCCGATACTTTTCGGGAAGTTCTGATTTGGGAGTAGCTTGTCGCTCCTCAACAACTTCTATCTCACTTGCTTCTTGTTTCACTTCATCAATCAGTGACATTTTTTTCCTGCCTTTCGGTTATAGGATTTCAACTCGGCACAAACGCTTATGAGTTGGTTTTGCGCTCAGATTCCAACTGTTGGAGATGGTTTCTCTCGAACTTCCCATGCGCTGATGGGAAAGAACCAGACCACCCTTCGAGTCGAAAAGCTGGCGCAGACAGAGTACGCATTGCCGTAGCACCGCACTCACACATCAGACTTGTTTGCTCATAACAAACCAGTCTTTCAGTTCTATGCCCATTTTCACAGGCGAAATCAAACATTCTTTTCATTCAAGTCCTCGTAGGCTCTTTCACTGACTTGCTTCAAGTTCTTTAGCCAAGTCAATATTGACAATTCACCCTTGCGATATTGCAGAGACCTCTCATCAGTAATCGTTGCAATGTTGTTCAAAGGCTCAATCATTCTTTCAACGTCTTCCATTAGGTCACGCCACCCAATAGTCGCCATTGTTGAGAAGCGTTCCTCATAATATTTCTGTAGTTCTGGTGTCATTGCCGCATCATCTGTGTTTCAACAATCTTGGCCTTATTCTTAATATCGGCCTCTTTGAGCATCAATTCAGCAACCTTGACCCGCTTGTCAAACTCAATCTGATTGGCATCTGGCTCGGTAGGCAAGTTCTTAGTCAAAGCAGAGGTCATCTCGGCTTGTGTCTTTTGAGGCAAGAGTTGCGCCTCGATCATTGTTTTCTGCGCCTCTGCCTTGTTCTGCTCGGCCTGAGTGGACTGCACCGCAATCTGCGCCTGTGCCATCTGCAAAGCCAGTTGCTGTTGCATCTGAGCCGCTTGCTGGGCCTGTGGATCAGGGGTTGCCATTTGGTCTAGCATCTGAATCAACTCATACCTGTTAGACAGAGATGAATTGGACATGATGCCCTTCAAAATCACAGGCAGAACAGGAGTGTTCGGGCCAAGCGTCTGAAGGAGGGCGATGAACTGTTGTTGCTCATGCTCACGGGCAATGATGCCAAGCGCAGCAGTCGGAATGAACTTCAAATCCACAACTGGATAGCGTTCAGGGTCAAACTGCATATAGCGATAAGTGGCTTTGGTGATAAAGGGGATCATAAAATCCTCTTGGAAGTTCACCAAAGTGCGCTTGTACTTCTTAATGATTGAGGCCACCGCCATTGACATACCGCCAGCATCTCTGGCAACGGCAGACACCATTCCCTGAGAGTCAAGAGTGCCAGTTGCTTGCAAAAGCATACGTTCAAACTCTTTGGCAGTGGTCAGGTTAGAGCCATCAGTATTGCCAAACTTGAATGGATAAAGAATCTCATTCGGATTGCCGTTTGTGAGGATTGCCTTGCCTGGCTTAACTTCAAACTTCGCACCACGGGGCAGACGTGTCGCATCCATTGCGATCATGGGCGAGGTTGTCAGTGCCAAACTGTCCAAATGCGATCTGACTTGAGCGTCAATGGCCTTTTGGGAGTTGTACGCCTTTTCTACAGTACCTCTACCCAATAACCGATTAGGTACTGTGTCGTCCTGATACGCCAAAACAGGGCGATCTTTCATCATGTAGGGGTTTAGTTCAGCCTTGAGAAGCACACCATCATTGGCAATGACCACAATGGCCTCAACCATGTTGGAATACTCTTCCTGAACAGACTCTTCGGGGAAGAGATCAACCACTTCAGAGTCCATTTCCTCGAAATACTCTTTGGGTACAAGCCCGTAATAGGTCAACAACTTAACTTTATCGTCCTGATACTGGGTGATCTCTTGGGTTGGCTCAAGATCAGTGTCATCAGCATCGAGGCCAAGCTTTACTTTGCGGTAAATGCCAGCCTCTTGACCCTGCACGACCTTGTGAATTGAGACATATTTCTCAATTGCAACGCCCATACAGTCATCAATTGATGTGCCATTCGGGTCAAACAAGAAGTTCTTGGGGTTAACAGGCACAATCTTGACCGCAACCCGATTTTGCTCAACCACGCCAATGGCGGCTTGCCCAATTTGACCAGGAATAGGCTGAGTGCTTGGCACAAATATCTTTTCGTCTTTGACAACGATCTCGCCAATGCCTGTGCCGTAAATTTCTGCCATTAACTCGATCTGGTCAATGGATTTTCTGATCTTATCGACCTTGAAATCTTC